ACAACTTGGCCATCAAGGGCGTCAGGATCGGAATCAGCGCCTGGCCGAACGCGATGCGCAGCGCCTCGACGGCCGCCGCGAATTGCTGCCACGGGTCGACCATGGCCTTGGCCATGTTCTCGGCGTCCTCGAGGCCGCGCACCTTGCCCAGCTTGTCCATGCTATTGCGCAGACGGTCGGTGTCCTTCGCCAGGGAAGTGATGACCTGTGCCCCTTCCCCGCCGAATGCCTCCATCAGCTTGGTGTTGGCCGATGCACTGGTTAGATCGCCCAGCTTGCCCTGCAGCTTTTCCATGATCTGCAGCATGGGCAGGGCCTTGCCGTTGGAGTCGGTGAACTTCAGGCCCATCTTTTCCGAGGCTGCGCCCAGGTTCTCGAAGAACGCCTTGTAGCGCCCGCCGGCGTCACCGCCTTCCATGGTGCTGCTCAACGAGCCGATGACCGCAAACTGCTCGGCGATGTCGACGCCGGCGGCCGTGGCGATCGAGCCAACTTCCTTGAAAGCATCCTTGAGCTGGGCGCCGTCGGTGCGGAACAGTTGCACCGCCAGGGCGGTTTGTCCGCCCAGCTTTTCAACCCATTCGCCCTTGCCCATGGCATCCGCCTGGCCCTTGAACAAGTTGTACATGGTGCCCACGTAGGCGCCCATGGTTTCGGCGTCGGACTTGGTGGCCTTGGCCAACAGGTTGCTGGTGTTGGTGAAGGTGGCCAACTGACTGCCGGTCAGGCCCTTGATGGCGCCCTCGATCGTGTACGCCGATGCGACAAAATCCCGGGCGTTCTCGCCGTAGGCCACCGAAAACTCCAGGGATTTTTGATTGAGCGCCTGCAGGGCGTCTTCGGCTACGCCCAAGGATTTGACCTCGCCCAGGGCACGGTTCATTTCCAAGGCAGGCTGCAGGGATTCGTTGATGGCGACAAAGCCGCCGGTAACGCCCGCCAAACCCATACCCATGGTCTTGATGTTCTTTTCGCTTCGCTCGGTCAGCTCGGAAAAGCCCATTTTCACCTTGCCCAGGGGCGCGGTGACCTTGTCGGTCAGAGCCAGGATGAAGTCCAGGCGGGCGCTACGATCGGCCATGTGTTCCCTATCCGTTCAGCGCATGGGCAATGCCGTTGGCCACGGCAAACTCCATGCGCTTCCAGTGTTCGTCTTCCAGCCACTTGGCCGTGCCCATGTTTTCAATACTGGGCTCGGCACCGGGTAGCCATCGGTTGGTCAGGGCCAGCAGCTGGCCCAAGCCGTCCTCGGTCAGGCGGTCAGCGTGCTCGAGGGCTTTTTTACGATGATCTCGACGTCAGGCGCGTACTCCTCGAGCAGCGCGCCGGCGATCTGCATGGTCATCACCGGGTTGGCCAGCAGCTCGCGCAATTCGGTTTTCTGTGCCGACAACACGGTGCTGCTCAACAAGTTGAAGGACGGGGCGACCTTGTTGTTGGCGGTCATGGCGTTGAAGTACTTGGTCACGTCCTGGGGCGACAGGGTGAACGAAAACTCTTTGTCGCCGACTTCCAGGGTGATGTCGCGGCTGGTCATGCTCATGGGGTGCGGATCCTTTGGTTCAGGGTAGAAAAATGGGTATCGAGCTGGGCGCGCAGGTTGCTCTCCAGCTTGTCCATGGCGCGCTCGATGTCGTTGTGTCGCGGGTAGTTCTGTGCGATCTCCACGCGCAGCTCCAGGTGCTCACGACGCGCCTCGCTGACCTGGCGAAACAGGAAGGCCTGAAAGCCGATCACAGCGGTCAACAACAGTTCGGGCATCAAGGCCACCAGTCTCTCCAGCATGTCCATGTCAGGCGCTCCAGTTGCCACGGCCACCAACGCGGACGGCGGCGTACATCAGCCACGCCAGAGGCTTGGGCATGCCCTCCTCGAGCAGGGCTTCGTAAAACACCCGGTCGGCCTCCGCCTTGGTGAATCGGTCGGTGGCGTTGGTGTAAATGAAGTCATGCACCACCGACGGCCGGCGGGCGTTTTCATCGTCACGCGGAATCAGCCACCAAACCGGACGGGGCACGCTGGCCAGGTCGGTGCGGTAACACTGGGGCACCGTCACCCACTGATTGCCTGACGTCAGGTACATCAGCGGCCGCACCAGTTGCCACTGCCGGGTGCCCATGACCGCCTTGACGATCAGTTCGGATTTAAAGGGCATCGGCGGCGCACTCCACACGGATTTTGTTCGGCGCGGCGCTCACGTCGATCACCTCGCGAAGTGCCAAACGCAGGGTTTCCGGGGCCATGCAGTAGGCACCAGCGATGGCCGCGACTTCCTCGCCGTAGGAGCGATCAAAGGCGACGGCGATGTTTTCCAGCTGGCTACCGAACAACGTGGCACCAAGGGCGATCAGGGCATGGGTGTAATGCAGGCGCATTCAGTAGCTCCAGATGGCGGGGCTGGGGAATCGGCCACCGGCCGGCGCCATGCCCAGGTGAAGGAAACGAGCATTGCCACGTTGGCTGATGCCGAACCGGGTGAACTTGAGGTTCATCGCCAGGCGCAGGATCTGCACGGCATCGGCGCCACGCACACGCACGTCGACGGCCATACCAGTGCAGTGCTCACCTGGTGCAGGCTTGTTCACCTCGACCGGGTGTTTCGGGCAGCGGTAGGCGCTGCTCAACGCCATGGGCCGGCCGAACTGCTCGCGCAGGGTCACCAGCTCGGCCATAAACACCGGATCCATTTCGGCGCCGGTACTGCCGCATTTGCCGCATTTGCAACGCAGCTCATTCGCCGCGAAGTGCGGCCAGGTAACGGTACTCATCGGCGTTTTCCTTGCTCGAGAAGGGATTGGCACGGCGTGCAGCGGGTAATGCCGCCGTGTGCCCGGCGCTGCTCAGGAATCGGGCTTTCGCAGTCCAGGCAGTGGGTGCGGCTGGGCCCGCTCGGCCGTGCAAAAGCTCGCTGGGCGGCGATCGCCTGGTCACGCTGGCGTTGCTCCAGCGCCTGGGCACGGTCGAACGGGCAGACCATCAGCGCAGGCCCTCAATCTCGGCCGCAGCCAGGTACGGCACGCCGTTGACGCGAACAAAGTCAGGGCTGGTGACGTCGAACGGCACCTTGTGCTTGGACTTCTCGCCGCCTTTTGGGTCGACGCTGAGCAGACTGGACACTTTCAACTTGCAGCCGAAGGCCTCGATGCGCAGCTCTTCTTCACCGGCCTTGGCGAAGAACACCGAGTCGAACGGTTCCAGTTGGCGAAAGCTGCCGGCCGACCGTGCGGCCTCGATCAGCAGATTGAAGTTGCTGGTGTCGAACTCGAACTCACCGCTGGCCGACACGTCACCGTCGACGTGACCGTTGGGCACGCCCCGGGTTTGCGCCACGGCTGTGTTGTCGGTGAGATCCAGGGTGCAGCTTTCGACATGGACCTGCAGATCACCCAGGTTGATGTCGAAGTTTTTACCGCCAATACGGGACATGTGGGGTTACTCCGAATCGTCGTTGGAAAGGTCCAGGGCAATGTTCGCCGTGAGGTCTTTCGGGCAGTTGAGAGGCTTGATCTTGATGTACACCTCGACCTTGGTTTTGGTGATCCAGACCAAGACGATGTCGCCGTCCTTGGGTGCCTCGATCTCACCCGGGAACACCTGGCCGGCGAACGTCGCGGACTTGGCCATGGTGCGCAGCGGCTTCATGAAGGCGCTGACAGCGGCGGCCATACTGTTGGGGGTGTTGTTCAAACGTCGGTCACCCACGCGCAGGATCAGCAGCGGCCGCACCTGGCGGGCAGCCTTGTCGGCCAGACGCAGGTACTCGACCACCTGGAAGTCGCTCGCTGGCGCATCGAGCATGTTGCCGTCGCCCCAGAACACGCCCGGGTAATCCGGATAGGTCTGCGACACGGAGAAGCGCGCTTTATCGAGTTCCGATCGGATGGCCGAAGGCAGCGGCACGCCGTCTTTGTCCTTGGGCACAGGCCCCAGCGCCAGTACTGCACCGCTGGCCACACGCATGGGGCTGTCGGCGATGCTGACGGCAGCGTTGGCCAAGCGCCCGGCCAACACACCCTGGTCGTTGCCGTGCAGTTGAGGAACAACCAGGACACGCGGCGCGGCCAGATCCTTGGTGATCGCCTTCTGTTCAGTCAGATAGTCCGACCAGGTCTGCGTGGCACTGTCGATTCCGGCCGTGCTGGCGATGACGAACAGCCGGCGGCCGTAGGTGTTGTTGATGGCGATTGCGGCGTCATGCATCGCGGACAGCTCAGGACCGGCTTCCACCGGCGCGGTGATCACCACGGCTTCTACGGAAAAGCCCTGCTGCTGTGCGGACTCGAGGGCAGCAGCCCAAGTGCCGTTGGCAGCGATCGGAGCCGCCAGGCACGCCCAGCGGTCGCCGCCGTTGGCCTTGGCCGCCGCTACCTGGGTTTTCAGGTCACTGGGCGGGATGCCCAGCATCTCGTCCAGGTCGCTGTCGGTGTTCAGGGCGATCAGGCTCCCGACGCTCTTGGCGCCGGGGCCGATGAACAGGAAATAGCGCTCGATCTCGGTCACGGCACCCTGGCCGAGGTTGAGATTGTTAACGCTGACGTTGCCAAGTGCCATGCAGTGCCTCGTTATTTGCGGGAGTTGAGGATTTGTTCGAGCACCTGGTTAACCAGCAGGCTGGTGTCCCGGTCGGTGCTGACGCCCAGGAACTGGCGCTTAGGCAGGGTGATTTCCCAGCTCTGCGCGCCGGTGCTCTCGGCTTTTTCGTCGGACAGGATGCGAATCAACAGCCCGGCCTTGGCGTAGTTCACGTGTTCTTGAATCCACGCTACGGACGGTCGTGTCAGGCTCTTTTTGCCCGCCTGACGCACCTTGAAACCCAAGCGGCGCAAGCGCTTGGCCTGTTTATCGGTGGCTGCCAGCCCTTCCGGTACGCGGTTCCAGCGGCGCATCTGTGCTGCAGTACGGCGCTCGGAAACACCGTGGTGCTGCTGCGCGGCGACCCAACTGGTCAGCGCGTTGCGCCAGCCCAGCGTCGCGCTGTCGGGCGTCAGTGCGGTGATCTGCAGCAACTTGCCCAGGCCGGCCTCCATCTTCTTTTTGCCCTTGCCGTCGCCCTTGCGAGCCTCGAACGGCGAGTCGTCCAGGTTGCGCTGCTCGCGGATACGCTTGCGGCCCATGGTGCGAATCCGCTTACTGACGTTGTTCAGCAGCCGCCGGCGCAGTTGCGGCGGCAGGCTCAACAGGGCCAGTTGCTCGCGAACGCCCAGTTGGCCCCGGGCGTCCAGCTCGAAGGTGCTACGCGCCACCGCTGCGCACCTCGCCGTGTTCAGCGGTCCACAGATCGAACTTGATCAGGCCCCATGTTTTGCCGAAGGCATGGACCTTGCCGTCCGGATCCTCCGCCAGGTGCTGGGCCTCGACGAACTCCAAGGTCAGCTCGACGTCGGCTTCATCCGGGGTGACCTGGTCGACGGCGAAGATCGGTGCCGGCAGATCGTCATCGCGATCGGGGTCGTTGGACTCCAACCAGCCGCCCAGAAGCGCCATCAGCAGCGCCGGGTTGTCGGCGAAACGCTCGATGACGATCACGGCGCGATAACGCATGTCGCCCATGTGCAGGCCCTGCGTGGTGTCTTTCCAAATCAGATCGAGGTTGACCTGTTCGGCCCAGCTGTCGATCTGCTCGGGCAGCACCAGGTTGAGGCCGATCAGGTAGGTGGTCAGGGCGCGCAGCTTGTTCATAGCAACGCCGCCGTGATGCGGCCACGGCCCTGCA